TGCGGCTTGGGACAAGGGATATAGTAAGGGTTACGATATTGGTACTGATATCCAAGACAAGATTAACGGTTACGGCGAGAAGATTAAGGCGCTTGCTAATCGAGAAAAGAAGGAAGAAGAAAAAACTTCCATGCTTGATAAGATTGGTAAGAAGCTCAATTTAAATTTTGAGGGCATGGGCGCTTTCCCTACAGTTGGTGTCGGAAGCGATTACGAGCCAGATGTCGGTAAGATGCTTAAAGGTATTGGCGATGATACTGGTAAGATTGCCGATTCTATGGATTTAACCAGTGAGGATTTGGAGTATCTGCGTAGAATCGCGGACATGGAGTGGAAGAAAGAGTACACTACCGCTGAGATTAAGGTCGAAATGAACAACAATAACCAGATTAACGGTGACGGTGATCTGGATGGTATTGTTACCAGACTGGCAGATAAGCTCTATGAGGAAATGAATGTCGTGGCTAACGGCGTGTATGCGTACTAAGGAGGTGTTAATATATGCCCAATCCTTATGGATATGTTTTTTATTTTAAAGACGGGTCGGATGTATTAACATTTCCGATTACGCCCGGTGAACTGACTATTAAAGTCGGTTCTAATAACAAAGTTGTAACTCTGATTAGTGAAGGGGATGTTAATATCTTAAAGTCTCCCTCGCTCGTCGAGGTTGAATTTGAAGCTCGTTTCCCAATGCGGAAATATCCGTATTCCAGAGAACCCGCTAAATTTGAAACTTATTTCAACAAATTCAAAGAACTGAAAGAACAGCGAAAATCTTTCAGATTCATAGTGGCAAGAACAACGCCACACGGTAAGCGTACTTGGGACACTAATCTGTTAATGGCGCTGGAAGACTTTGAGATAAGAGAAGACGCTGATGAGGGCGACGATGTTCTTGTGTCGTTCAAGCTGCGGCAGTTTAAAGAATACGGCGTTAAGACCGTTAAACTCGTATCTGCCAAACCGACCACTACATCGACTTCCAACAAGCCGAGAACCACGGATAACAAAACCAAAAGTTCTAAGAGCTATACCGTCAAGAGCGGCGACTGTCTGTGGAACATAGCTAAAAAATATTACGGTAGTGGTGCAAAGTGGACGACTATTTATAATGCAAATAAATCCATTATAGAGTCTACCGCAAAGAAATACGGCAAGAAATCCTCTTCCAACGGACATTGGATTTATCCCGGTACTAAACTCACCATTCCTGCGTTATGAGGTGGTTAAATGGCAAACATGAAATTAACCATCCAACATAAAGGTAAGGTCTTTGAACCTCCTGTCGAAGAGGGCGTTAAGATCGAATGGGAACGCACTGGCTCTCCCGGTAAGCTGACATTTACCACCATTAAAATCGGTTCTGGTAAAGACACCGAAATGGCGTTCAGCGAGGGCGACCCAGTGTGTTTTTATTATGACAACAAATTAGTTTTTGTCGGCTATGTGTTCACAAAAAAGCGCGATAGAGAACACCACATTGAAGTTACTTGTTATGACCAAATAAGGTACTTAAAGAATAAGTACACTTATGTGTTTGAAAAAAAGACGGCTTCTCAGATTATCAAGGCGTTATGCGCCGACTTCGGTTTACAAACTGGGTCTATGGATAACACTGGGTATGTTATTCCCGCTGTCGCGGAAGAAAACAAAGCTGCCATTGATATTATCTTAGATGTGTTAGAAGAGACGCTTACTAACACTGGTAATATGTTTGTTCTCTATGACGACGCTGGAAAACTTAAACTTAAAAACTGCGCTAACATGGTGTCCAACACTTTGATTATGAAAGACACCGCAGAGAACTTTGATTATTCGTCCAGTATTGACGATGAGACTTACAACAACATCGTTCTGTACTATAAGGCTGACGATGAAAAGATTCAGTTATTCACCGCTTCCAGCGGCAGTAACATTAGCCAGTGGGGTTTGTTAAGATACTTTGAGGAAGTTAAAAATCCCACGATTGGTCAAAACAAAGCTAATTCTCTGTTGAGATTATATAACAAGAAAACTCGTGAATTAAAAGTTACGGGTGCTTTTGGTGATATCTCTGTCAGAGGTGGAACGCTGATTCCAGTGCAGTTAGATTTGGGCGATATTATTACCAATAATTACATGGTGGTAGAAAAGGTCGTTCATAACTTTGATAAAGACCACTACACTATGGACTTAACTCTGGAAGGAGCGTGGGAATAATGGCAACTGGGTTAATTGACATTATGAAGCGAGCTGCGTTAGATGCGACAGATAACGCTCAAATGTGTGATCTGCGATACGGTAAAGTGGTCAGCGTTAAGCCGCTTAAAGTTCAAGTTACGAACCTGTTTACTATCCCGGAAGCGTTACTGGTCGTTCCAGAGCATTTGACTGACTACGAAATAAAAGTCACTACGGATGGTTACGGTTGGTTTACGGACAATAAAAGTGGTGGTTCTGACGAAGCCAGTTTTGCTTCCCACAATCACGGTATAAATGAAACCAAAAAGACCATTAAAATTCACGGCGCATTAAAAGTTGGCGATAAGGTTGCCTTACTCCGTAAACAGGGTGGGCAATCTTATTTTATTTTAGATCGACTTCCTAAAGAATGAGGTGATTGAATGATTCCAAACATTGAAGTTCTTACGGAGAAAATCACCGAACCAGAATATCCGGGCAACACTTACAAAATTGTTTTTGCGGCTAAGAACAACCCCCACCAAGTCAGTCGAGGAATTATGTCCTTAACGATGTCCACTGAGATAGAAGATTTCGATAGAATCAGCGGTTATATTGATGATTTGGAAGCCGTTGTGCAAGCTGTTTATTTAATACTATCGACAGAGCGATATCAATTCATTATTTACTCTTGGGATTACGGCGTGGAACTGGTAGACCTTATTGGGCAACCAATGCCTTATGTAATGTCTGAGTTACCACGAAGAATTACGGAAGCATTAACCCAAGATAACCGCATCGATGATGTGGTTGATTTTGAGTTTGAACAAAACGGCAAAAGACTCCGCACGACATTTACTGTGGTATCTAATGTCGGTAAAATTTCTACTGAATTGGAGGTGGAGGTCTAATGGCTTATGAAGATATGACCTATGAAGTCATTCTCCAAAGAATGATGGATAGAGTCACCACCAAATACCCAAATCTGGATAATAGAGAGGGTTCTATTATTTTTAACGCGCTCGCCCCTGCTGCGTTGGAGTTAGCGGTTATGTATACCGAACTGAGCAACGCAATAAACGAGAGTTTTGTCAACACAGCAAGCCGAGAATATATCTTAATTGCTTGTGAGCAAATGGGTATGGATATTTCGGTGTTTGATGCGAGCGCTGGTACTCATAAAGGCGTTTTTGACATAGAAGTTCCCATTGGCTCTCGGTGGAACTGCGAGTTATATAACTATGAAGTTATTGAGTATATCGGTTTAGAGGACGGTTATCATGCTTATAAAATGGCGTGCGACACTGTTGGTACTGCTCCCAATAATCAAAAGGGTGATCTGACACCGATTACTGATATTCCGTCCGACTTAACTTACGCACAAGTCGTTGAGTGTTTAATCGAAGGTGAAAATGAGACTTCTGACGATGATGTTAGAAAGGCTTATTTCGATTATGTTAATAGCGTTGCCACAGACGGTAATGTTCGCCAGTACGAGATTTGGTGCGATGAATTTGACGGTATAGGCAATTCCAAAATTTTACCTCTCTGGAACGGAGCGAACACTGTTAAGGTTTCTATTCTTAGTGTTTCCAACCGCGCGGCTACGGAAGAGTTGGTGAATGAGTTCCAAGAATTTCTTGACCCAAGGATTGAGGGTATGGGCAATGGTGTAGCTCCCATTGGCGCATTTGTAACTGTAAGCACCGCAACAGAAATACCAATTTCCGTTAGCGCAACGGTTACTCTTAAAGACGGTTACACCGACCCAGCTATCATTGACGAAGGTTTGAAAAAGTATTTTGCTCAAATGGCTTACGAAAAATCGAGCGTATCTTACATGGCGGTTGGTGCTGCTGCTCTCGCAGTCGAGGGTGTTGACTTCGTTACCGATCTTAAAGTAAATGGTGGAACAAGTGACATTGCGTTAGGCGTAGAGGAAATTCCCGTGCTCGGCGCTACTACTTGGACGGTGGTTGCATGAAGTATGTTCAGATAACAGTTGACGGCGTTACCTACACTTTACGCCAACAAACAACTGGCGAGTGGATGGTAACTAACAAAGCTCCATATATCGCTGGCGAATATCCAGTTACAGTGACAGTTACCACAGAAGCGGGGCAAGTAGTGGTCATTGATGTGCCAGACGATAGTTCGTTAAAAGAAGCGCTTTTGCTCATAGTAACCGAAGGAACTACCGTTAGTGGTGATCGAATGATTAACTACTACCCGCAAGTAATTCGTCAAATCTTGGAGTTCCAAGCCTTTATAAAAGCAGAGGGTTTTGAGGTTGATTTCTTAAAAAACGCTATCGAAATTTGCGTTAACGAAGCTTATTTAACCACTATGAGTGAGGAACGAATTGCTCAGTGGGAAAAAGCGCTTGGTTTATTATACTCCCCCGAAGATAGCATAGAGGATAGACGAGACGCTATTATCGCGCGAGTTAGAGGTCAAGGTAAACTGAACACCGCGTCAATTAACGCTATTGTGAGCGCGTTTACTGGTGGTACGGCAATATCGTACATCGAGAACAGCGTTTTATATGTCAAAATCACACCTCCACCAAACAACAAGCAATATAAATTTGAGAATGTTAAGCGAGAACTGCAAAAGAAAGTTCCTGCTCACCTTGGCTTAGAAGTAACTCGTAATTACGCGACTTGGGGTGAGGTTAAAGATAACTTCGCAAGTTGGGACGCTATCAATCAACTTACTAATTGGGAAGAACTTGTATTGTGGATTGCTCCACAATAAAGGAGTGGTTCGATGGCTGTAAAAATTAACGAAGTTACAATTACTCCGACTACCGCTACCGTTGGTCAAACGATTACTATTACCATTTCGGCGGTTGATGTTAGTTGGAAAGTCATAAAAGAAGAATTTGAATCTTGGACTGATATTAAGAACGAACTTTCCTCTTGGAACTCCGTTCTTAATTATCATTAAGGGGTGAACACATGGCAATATCTACTGTAAAAGTGACCGTTAATGGTACAACGGTTACTGCCACATCTAATGGTGATGGTACTTATACAGCAACATTAGCTGCGCCAAACACCACATCGTATAATGTGAACTCTGGGCATTATTATCCAGTTACAGTTGTGGCGACAAATGCCGCTGGTACATCGACCACGGTTAATAATCAAACGGCAACGCTCGGCACATCTTTAAGATTACGAGTGTTAGAGCTTTCCGCTCCGACTATCTCCATTACGACCCCCACTGGTGGTCAATATTTTGGTACAGCTTCCCCGGAATTAAAGTTCACTGTCAAGGACGATGCAAACGGTTCGGGTGTTGCAATTAACACTTTAAAAATCACTGTTGATGGAACGACTTATACCAATACTTCTTCTGGTGTAACCGTAACTACTACGACCAATGGATATAGTGTTACTTGTGTACCAACCACACTTAAAGATGGTTCGCATACATTTAAAGTTGAAATCGAAGATAATGACGGCAATTCGGCTACTTCTTCTGCAATTAGTTTTATTACAGATACTATTGCTCCTACACTGAATGTGACCAATCCTGCTACCAGCGGTGGTTATGTCGCCAACGCAAGTCTGACGGTTACTGGTACTACTTCCGACTCCACAAGCGGTGCGCCTACCATTAAGATTACTCTCAACGGTAGCGACCAAGGCTCTGTTACAGTGTCTAACGGTTCGTTCAGTAAGGGTATTACTCTGACTAACGGTTCTAATACAATCGTTGTCACTGCTACCGA